AATGACTTTTTGCGCGTTTACGGAAATTTTAGGAGAAACACATGAGCCAGAAAAAGCGTAGCGACAAGAATAGCGTCACAGCGGCGCTGGGCGGCTTTCAGGGGGCTATGGAGAACGTCCCATTACCGCAAGGCGTAGAGTTGCGCAGCGATGAGGAATTAGTTATCTGGGACCAGTTCACGCGTGCACGCGCGAGGGAAGATTGGCGTGACATGGATTTGCTGCTTTTGGCAAAGGTCGTTCGCATGGAAGCCGATATTCGCAAGCATCAGGCGGATGTTGATGCTCAAGGATGGATCGTTGAAAACCAGCGCGGAACGCAGATTCCAAACCCACTTGTTGCAATCATTGACACCATCGAACGCAGGCAGTTGGCGGTTGTTCGGTCTATGTCCCTAAACCAGCAAGCCAGCGACCCGCGCACTCTTAACGGCAGCGCGAAGAATGTTAAGTCTGCAAAGGCTGCGATGGATGATGCTTCAGAGGACGGCTTGATCGCTTTGCCTAACTGATGACAACTCGCGGCGAGAAGGTCTGCAAGCATCTTGCTATAGGGTGAAAGTTTCGATACACTGCAAGAATGGATTACAGCAGAATATACGATCAGTTTATCACTGACAGGCGCGGCAAAGAAAGCATAGCACAGCAGGCTTACTTTGAGCGGCATCATATTTTGCCGCGCTCACTTGGAGGCGGCGATGATGAGCAAAACCTAATTGACCTTACCCCAGAAGATCATTTTTTCGCTCACTTGCTTCTCGCCCGCATTCACGGCGGCTACATGTGGTCGGCGTTGTTTTTGATGAGCGGCGACAGATGGGGCGCAAAAAAAGGCGTTGGCCTGAAGTCTGCATATGGATTAGCCCGCCGTGAATGGTCAGAGTTTGCCAGAACAATAGAGGGTAAAAAGGGTGCAGACAATGCTCGCTATGACCACCAGCGGCATGAGTGGATCAACCTAGATACTGGCGAAAAGCGTTTTGCGACAAAAGGCGAGATGTGGGCGTCTGAAGGAGGGTGCAGGCCGCACTGGACCTCTGTAATCAATGGTCAAAGAAACTCCATGCTTGGGTGGTGTATTGTCGGGGCGCAACCAAAAATACGCGGCGGGAAAGGTAAGGTTTTTGAATTTGTGAATTTTGATGGCCGAAAATTTACAGGCACTCAAAAGCAATTTTGCGAATTTAATGGCGCGAGCATTGCAACAGCCTCACGCATAACGCGCCACGATGCGGTTAGTATTGATGGCTGGAAGTTGGAGGGCAACGACAGGATGCACCACAATCTTGCCAACGATGGCAGTGGAAAAAGGTTGGGTTCTGGGAGGGATTATACAATAGAAAAAGATGACTTTAAGTTTACAGGAAAAGCCCATGAGTGCGCTCTACATGTAGGCTCAACAAGGCAGCAGTTTTTTTCTGGCGCAAAGGTATGTGCAAAAACGGGAAAAACATACAAGGGTTGGAGTATTTCTTATGACTAATCTCCGCCCCGAGGTTGCACAGGCCATAAAATGCGGACCTGTCCCTAAAATGCGCGATTGGCGCAGCTTGCCTGCGGATGAATTGACGCGTGCTGAAAAGGTCATGCGCTTCATTGAGGCATACCTTAAAATCCCAGAGGGAAAGCTGGTTGGTCAACCTTTTGTCCTAATGGACTTTCAACAGGCGTTTATCTATTCGATTTACGACAACCCCAAGGGAACCAGCCGCGCATACGCCGCAATCTCACGAAAGAACGGCAAGAGCGCCACAATCGCCGCAATTCTTCTGGCTCACATCGTGGGACCAGAGGCGCGGCAAAACAGCCAGATTATATCAGGCGCTCGCAGCCGGGATCAGGCATCACTTGTTTTCAAGCTCGCTGAAAAAATGGTTCGCCTGTCGCCCCGCCTGTCTCAACTCATCAAAATTGTCCCCAGCCAAAAGTCATTAGTCGGGTTGCCGATGAATGTTGAATATAAGGCAATCAGCGCGGAGGCTGGAACCGCTCACGGTTTGTCACCTGTTTTGGCAATCTTGGATGAGGTCGGTCAAGTCAGAGGCCCGACTGATAGTTTCATTGAGGCCATCGAGACAGCGCAGGGCGCTCACGATGACCCTTTGCTAATTGCGATAAGCACGCAGGCTGCAACTGACGGCGATCTTTTCAGCATTTGGCTTGATGATGCCAAGAACGCGAAAGACAAGCGGATCGTCTGTCACCTATACACCGCGCCGGAAGACTGCGAGGTCATGGACAAAGCGGCTTGGAAGGCGGCCAACCCGGCGCTGGGCGAGTTCCGCAGTTTAAAAGATATTCAAGATTTTGCAAAACAGGCGGCTCGCCTGCCAGCAAAGGAAAACAGTTTCCGTTGGTTATTTTTAAATCAGCGTATTGAGGCGACATCGCCGTTTCTTTCCAGAGCAGAATGGGAGGCCAACAACCCAGAGCCAGAGGTTGAACCTGGTATGAGCTGTTATGCTGGTCTTGATTTGTCGGCCAGCCGAGATTTGACTGCTTTTGTAATGGCCTTTCCAATTGATGACGGCTATCACATTGTTCCGCAATTCTTTTTGCCTTCTGATGGTATTCGTGAGAAATCAAAGAATGATAAAGTTCCGTATGATTTGTGGGCAGACCAGGGCTTTCTGACTTTGATTGATGGCCCGGTAATTATCCCAGCAATGGTAGCCAGAGCTGTTGCCGAGGCTTCCGAGCGTTACGATATATCGCTTCTGGCTTATGACCGCTGGCGCATAAATGATTTCCAACGTGAGCTGGATGCAATCGGTGCGCAGGTTCCAATGACTGCGTTTGGCCAGGGGTTTAAGGACATGGCTCCTGCGGTTGATAAGCTGGAGAGATTGGTTGCTGAGAGAAAATTGCATCACGGGGGCAATCCTATTTTAAATATGTGCGCCGCTGGAGCTGTTGCGGAGCGTGATCCGGCAGGCAATAGGAAGCTAAATAAAGGCAAAAGTGTCAGCAAAATTGATGGCTTAGTGGCACTGGCTATGGCCTTGGGAGCTTCATCCCATGATGAGCAGGTTATGTCTTCGTCTCCTTGGGATGACCCTGCCTTTACGATTGCGGTTTAATGTGTTAATTTGCAACAAACATCGAGGACGCTCGTAGATGGCTTTATTTGACCGCTTTCGCAAACCGGAAAGTCGCAACTTAGAAAACCCAAGCTCACCTGTATCAGCAGAGGATTTTCTGCAAGTTATGGGTTGGGGTGAAATGTCGGCATCTGCTGGCGTTACGGTTAATACTGACACCGCTTTAGGTGTTCCTGCCGTTTGGGCCGCTGTAAATTTCCTTAGTGGTACGTTGGCTGGATTGCCGCTGCACGTTTACCGAAAAACCGCCAGCGGGCGCAAGAAAGTTTCTGGACCGCTTGAGGGTATTTTGCACGATGCGGTGAATGAGAATATGTCATCATTTGAGTGGCGCAAATATATGTTTGACCAAGTATTCACTGGTGGACGTTGCGTTACTTACATTGAGCGGTCTGGCAATGGCGCTGTCAAGAACTTGTGGCCACTTGATCCCAAATATACTCGCGTTGAGCATCGCACCGAGGGTCGCCGTCAGGTTCGCGTTTACCTGCACAATGGTCAGACCTATTCCGCCAGCGAAGTTTTAGATGTTCCGTTTATGCTGAAATCCAATGGCTTGGATGTGCGTGGGCCTATTGCAACCAACCGTGACGCAATTGGCATGGCCATCGCTGCAAGTCGTTATGGTGCGAAGGCGTTTCAATCTGGTGGCATCCCGCCAGTGGTGTTGCAGGGTCCGTTCCAAAGCGGAGCTGCGGCTGCTCGGGCGTCTGATGACGTTGCCAAGACTACTGCGAAGCTGGCTCGCGAAGGTCGTCCGGTAATGGCGCTTCCAATGGGCCATGAAATGAAGCAGATCGGTTTCAACCCAGAGCAGATGCAGTTGATTGAGTTGCAGCGGTTTAGCATTGAGCAGATTGCGCGGATTTACAGCTTACCGCCTGTGTTCTTGCAAGACCTGACGCATGGCACATTCAGCAACACTGAGCAGCAAGATTTGCACTTTGTGAAGCACACGTTGAAGCGTTGGATTGAGCAGGTTGAGCAGGAAATGAACCTCAAACTGTTCCCTCGTGGTTCAAAGCAATACATTGAGTTTAATGTTGATGGCTTGCTGCGCGGTGACTTCAAGACCCGCATGGAAGCTCACGCGACCACCATCCAGAACGCAATTCGCACTCCAAATGAAGTTCGCACAATTGAAAACATGGAGCCGCTTGAGGGCGGCGATGATTTAATGATCCAAGGTGCAACAGT